GTTGTTGTTTTTAATGTTTTAGCTAAATTTAGGGCTTTAAGATATTTTTTATTTTTTTCACTTGGATTTTTCATTTTCTTTATCTTTGAAATAGCTTTAGTTATTTTAGATAAAGGTATTTTTTCTCCGTCTTTAATTTTAAGTCTTTTTCTTACAGTGCCTTGTTTTAAATTGCCTTTTTTCTTACCTTTGGCAGCCATTTTTTCATAAGTGTCACCTTCTAAATAACCTTTCTTTTTAGCATCTTTAGGGCTGTTAGTAAATGTGTCACTTGCTTGATATCTTACTTTTTGTACTTGATCTGCTTTGTAAGGTGGAAAGTTTTCTTTTTTAGCCATTTTAGTAGCAGTAGCTATTTTGACTGACTTCCAATCTTTACCATAACGTTTTTTAAATTCTTTGTCTGGTAATTCTTGTGCTATTTTTTCTTCTTTATCTGAAAGATCTCTTTCATACATTTTTCTAGTTAAAGTACCTTTTAAATAATCAGGTACTTCCATATATTGGTCTCCTTGTTTAGCTGTGTCTTTTTTTAAACGTTTAAGATTTTTAGCATGTTTTTTCTTTTCAGGTTCAGTCATCATACCCATCATTAACTCTTCCATTTCCTGTTCTACTTCATACATTCTACCATATATGCCTCCTCTTTTGTATTTGTAAGAAGGTTCAATGTCGCCTTTGGGACCAGGATCATTTGATTTTGCAAAATCGTAAAACTTATTTCTTGGATCATAAAAATCTTCATTTAAAGAAGAAACTAATTCCCATGCTCTGTCTTTTTGTTCGTTTGTTAAAAATTCAGGGATATATTGTTGGAATGATTTTTTATCATCATTTTTAATAAATTCTCTCATCTTAGTACCTGACACACCTCCTGCTTGGGGTGGTACTAAAATTGTTTCAAATTTAATTCCTCTTGGTTCTGCAAATTTATGGATATTTTTAAAACGAGCGTCATTTATATCTTTTTCGCCCATTCCTAAATAAATTGTAGATTCCCCAGGTGCTTCATTTTCTACAAAATCATACACGTCTTGTACTGGAGAATTTGAATTTGAAGCTACTACTGTTATTTTTTGGGAATTTGAATTAGGATCGTTTTTTAAAAATAAATCCCACAATTGTAAAGAAATTTCTCTAGTAATACCCTCTCGCTCTTTAGCACCTACTTTTACTATTACTTTTTCAGCGTCAGTATTTTCAGCTAACCAAACAGCCATATTATAATGACCAGCATGGGGTGGTTTAAAGCCCCCGGGTAAAAGCGCGATTTTTTCCATTAATTACTATAGTTTGTTATAAATATAAACCTTTATGACAAGGCTAATTTCTTTTTCATTAACACAGAAGCTGTTAATTTTGTTGCTTTATGTAGTAATTTTGTAAAAGCTTCAAAACCTAATTCAGATGGATCTTTATCGCCCATTTCTATAAGATAAACTTTTTTTCCGTATCCCATAAGTGTTTCAGCGTGTTTAAAAGCATCCTTAAGAGCGTCTTCATCTAAAGCAAGATATATTTTTTCAACGTTTGATTCAATTATTTGTTTCATTAAAGAATCAGAAATTCGTTTACCAAATAAAGGAATTGCGTTACGTTTTATAGCCATTGCATCAAACGCACCTTCGCATAAAATAATGGGTAAATCCCAGTTTATATACATTTCGAACCCAATTATGTCCTTAGTACTGGAAGCGAGTTTATGTTTAATATATGCGTTTTTATCAAATGATCTACCAACATAATAATTTAAAAAACCATCTTTATCATATGAAGGTATTACAACCATATTTCTTAAATCGCCTTGTTCACAATAATGTAAATCATATTTAACTACGTCTTGAGGTGTAATTCCTCTTTGATTTAAATAATGTAGCGCGTGTTTCGACAATATAGCTGAAGATGACATGATAGGCGTTACTCCCGACGGTAATTGCAAGGAACCCGATGGTGCTTTAACTGTAGTTTGTTTTCTAAAACTGTATTGAGAGTCAATGTCTTTTAAAAGTTCGTATGCTTTTGGTGATGCACTTACTGCTTTAAGTAGTTTAAATGCTCTATGTCCTTTATAACCACAAACCCAACATTGGAATTTTTGTGTTGATAAATTTAAGGTTAATTTTTTCTTATGGTGATTACAAGAGGGACAAGTAAATACAGCTTCTTCTCCTCCACGAGCTGACTTACTTTTACCTAAAACTGATTCTAATAACTGTTTTAATAAATCTTCTTTCATCTAAAGTCTCTATCGTAAAACTTACCTAATATATTGTCATTAAGATATTTATTAGTTTCTAATACCTCTAACACAAATTGCCACTTGCATTCTAAGTATGTAAGTTCTTTTTTATTAAAAGCCAATTGTAGTATTTTTCTTTTTAAGTCTTCTTTATTTGATTCTTTAATAAATGGATGCGAACCATAGTAGGTTTTCCAATCACTTTCTTTTTGTACTCTGATGTGTGTAGGGGTTCTTCCCTTTTTACCAGCGTATTCTAAAAGTTCTTTTTTAGTAAGTTTTTTCTTACGATTGTACATTAGTGATTTTTTACCAATGTATTTTTTTCCGGTTGGAATATGAGTTGTTTGATAAATAAATCCGAACACTCCTTCAGGAAGATCAGAAATTTTGTCTATTTGTTTGTCTAAGAAATACCACATAACCCTTAATGTACAAAAAGTATTTTAGGTATCCCAGCGAATAGCAAAAGTAGTGTCAGTTTCATCTGACATTCTAATTGGTTGGCCTAATTTACCTACAACTAATAATTCGTTGTCTTCATTGTATAAACCAACTGTTGTAACATAAGGTTTAAATTGTGATCCTGTTGCAAAATTTGCTAAGTCTGGTTTTTGGTCTGATTTTATTTTTCTTGTGGAAATATTGTGTGTAAAATTATATTCGTCTGCTTGAATAGTACATTGATATTCATTTTCATATATAGGGTGGATATTTGAAAAAGATAATTTTTTAACTACAGTAGAAGGTAAAGCTATATCTTGGTGTTTAGGATGAGTTATTATAGAAACACCATTAGAATAAAATATATTTCCTACATAAGGATTTCCATCTAAACTAGAAGATAGATTTTCAATTTGCTGTTGTGTTTTTACAGAATTAAAAATCATTACATTAGATAAACTACCTGTATAATAATTGCTTATTTCGCCTTTACTACCTAAGTATAAGTTAGCTTGGTTTTCTGTTTGTCCTGTAGTTGTATCTGTTGTAGATGATATTTTAGAACCACTCATCCATATTTCCATTACAGATGCAGAACTCATACAAACTACATGGTGTAAAGATCCTGTAGTTATAGGAACAGTTACTGTTGGGGTGTTTACTCCATCACTTTTTTTAAAATTTAAATTTTGACTACTATCTATAAAAATTTCAAAAGGAAATCTATTTTTTTCTCTTACATCAAAGGGTTGAGAAGAGCCTGTAGTGTTTGTTTTTTTATTTATAGGTGTTTTTATTAATGTTTTTGTTGTGCTTTTACTTGCTATATATCCACTTGCACTTACAGGGTTAATAAAAAATGATATTGTAAAATCTTCTCCGGGGTTAAAATTATAGGTTTCGTTATGGGGTGCTACTATAGATGATGTTAAAGAATCAGTACTTAAAAAATTAATTTTAGATCCTGTGACTAAAGGTAAATTATAATCTTGTTGATTAAAAGTTATATTTTTATATTTTAAGGTATTAGAGTAATAACTATCATCATATATATTTTCATTATTATAGTATTTTAAAGGATTAGGTGAAGTTTTACCATAAAGATTATAATTAACATTATACTGTTTGAATCCTTTTATAGGCCCTAAATTGAAAACCTTTTCTTTTTCATCTATACTATGATTGATTAAATTAGTACCTGAAATTATTAAATTTCCTTTTTGATCATCTATTACAATACCAAAACTACCTGAAAAATTAAAAGTACCAGGTTTAATTTTATTTCCATATAAATTAGAAGGAATTGAAATTACATTTGTTTTTACATATAAATTTCTAGTTTGTAATAAGTAATCAGCGTCTCCTAATCTATTAGAAATATCTCTTATATGGTTTTTATAAAATAAATGATCTAATTGTTGATATTTAATTGAGTTATTAGTATCATTTCCATTGCTAAAGGTATCTAAAGTAGTTGTAGGGTAATTAAAAGTTTGAAAAGTAATACCTACTGCTGCTGCTGAAGCTGAATTAAATGTAAATTGTTTATTTGCATTAAATGGAATTCTTGATATATCATCGGGGCCTAGTGTTTTGTAAACTGCCATTTAATAACATTTTTAGTAATCTAATTTTACTCTAATAAGTGTTTCTGTTGTAAAGTCTTTTTTTAATGGTTGACTTAATTTTGCTACAGCTAGTAAATTATTATCATCATTATATAAACCTACTGTTGTTATATAAGTAGTAGGAGAATCACCCATAGATGTATTGTTTAAATTTCCATTTACATCTATATAAGAAGGATTAGATGAGTAATTAAATTCACTGTTTTTTACTCTTACAAACATAAATTGAGAGGATACTTTTTCTTCAGCATCTAATTCAAAACTAGCACCATCAACAATTGCATCAAACATTTTTTCTACTAATTTTTCTGTTGTTGCGTCAGTTCCTTCTGCATAAAAACTATCTACATTTCTTAAAGCTTCACCATTAAAAATTATTAATCCAGCTTCTGGATAAACAAAACCAAAAGATCCACTACTATCAAGAGCTCCTAATGTTTGGTCTAAACTAGAACCTGACATTAATCCGTTAGAACCAGATACTAAATTAAATTGTCTTCCTAAATTAGTTGTTGTTGATGAACCTGTTAGTGTTACACTATCGTCTGTTAAGTGAAGAATATTTGAACCATCATTTAATTTTAAATTTAATGAACCTGCTTTTAAAGCATGTTTATATCTTCCTCTAGCTACATTAATTACCCAAATATCATTAGGTTCAAAACCATTAAATGTAAAGTTTGAAGATTCATCACCAAATACTAATTGTCTATATTGATTATAAATTACTTTAGTTGCTGTGTTTCCTAAAGCTCCTGCTGTGTTTGTAAAATTTAATGATCCTGATCCTGCTTTATGACCATAAGAAATTGTATATTCTATAGAAGAAGATAATATGTCTTCTCCTTCTCTTACTTCTATAAAAAAGTTACCTTGAGAAGTAGCGTTAGTATATACTGCTTGTGCTGAAGATGTAAAATGGGTTGTTAATATATTTACATTATTATCCCAAGCATTTGATACTACTTTATCGGTGCTTACTACTAAATCTTCTGGGTTTAATCTGCTATATGATGCCATGTTTTATTATGTTAATGTTACTCCAGTTACACCTTGAGTATTAGAAGTAGCTATTACTTCTTTAGTTATTTCAACGGGAATAGTTACTCTTGCTCCCGAATCTACACCCTCAAGTGTAAGTGTTGTTAGTAATTTTGTATTTGTTCCAAATAATGTAGTACTATTAATAGCTGTTAAACTAAATGAAGTACCTCTAATAGTTTCACTTAATGCTGAGTTACTAAATGGTCTTGCTGTAGACGAAGCTGCTGCTGACCCTACTCCTTCAAATGCTACTAATAATCTTCTGTCTGCTATAGTTGCTAAATATCCTCCTGGTTCTGTTACGTTTGCTAAACCTTGGAAATTTAAAGTATTTGGATTTACAGAAGTTGTAGCACCAAGTGATAATTGGATTTTAGATACATTAGCTGTTACAATTGGTAATTTAGTTGTTCCTCTTGGTAATGTAACTAACTTATGAATCATTATATTATTTTCATCTGGGATAGCTTCTAAAAGAGGCATATTTTCAATTGCTTCTCCATAATACTGAGAACCATTAGGATGGCTTTCATTAAATAAAGTATAATCTACTTCATCATCTGCTAGGGCAAATTGTGTTATTCTAAAAGAGCCATCACCTCTTGCAAGTAATTCTCTTCCTCTTTTTGTTAAAATTGCATCTACTGTGATGCTTGTATTATCTAAATATCCCATTGTTATTGTATTTTGTTATAAATATAATTTTTTTTAAAAAAGTGTTATTCTTTGCTATTAGGTATTCGTTCAGCTGTTTTACCCTCTATTATACCTGCTCTTTCTAAGAAAAAGTCTAAGTTCTTTTTAATATCTTTATCTAAATTGTCGGGTATAAGTATATATCCTTTTTCACCTATACCATTAGCTAATTCTACTGGTTTATCTATATTTGATATAATTGCTTGTTTTTCTTCTAAATATGAAATTTGATATATAGCACTTAAATGTGCAGGACCATTAAGATAATAATTAAGTTTAATATTATCAACAGTAATACCTGAACTTGCAACATTATCACCAGCAACAGGCCAAGTTATTCCCGAATTAGATTTTTGAGTTGTAATTATATCATGTGGTCCCTGCATAATTGGAATAACAGCAAAAACAGGTTGTGTAAGGGGTTTACCAAACCCACTCATATCAGCACTTTCTGATATAGCTAAATGTGTACGTTCTCCAACACCAAGTGCAGATCCTGTTGTCATATATGATCCACTTTGTATACTAAATTCTACAGTGCTTATACTTTTTATTCCTGCGTCTGTTTTTAAAGAATAATCTGCTACATTAATTTGTTGTCCTAAATTAAAAGTTCCAAATAATCTATATTGACTTTCTGAAGCAACAGGTATTAACATTGAATTAATAAAACATGATAAGTTTTTAACATTATCATAAACAAAATTAGTTGCACTTGATGTTAAGAAATCAACCCTACCAAAAGATTGACTAATAGGCCATATTGTTTTAGTTAAAGTATTTTCATATAATTTAAGTGTATTTTCATTTAATGTATTAGTTGCACTTGATGCATAAGTGAAAACATTTTGATAAGGTGCGGCTGATGAAGAATATATTGTAGGGAAATTTGCAGAAGAACTATAAGCATATCCTACTTGGATTCCTTGATTGCTTACACTTCCTTCTCCATCTATTCCTTTATGTTCTAAAACTTTATAAAAATATCCCTGATTAAATTTAGTTTCATATGAACTTTTTAATTTATGGGTTATTTTGTCATCTAAAATTTTAATATTAAAAGAAGAACCATCTTTAAAATCTTTAGCTAAATACCCATTAGTACCATTAAATTTTTCATTATTAACATCTATTATAGTTACTATGTCTTTATATTTGTTAATTATAATTATTTTTTCTACATCAATATATGAATGATTTTTAATTGTAGTTAAATTATTATCTTCTCCATCTGCTCCTATTATTGATTTTCCAAAATATAAAGCTGTTGCATTTTGTGATAATACAGGATTTAGTCCGTAAGTTACATCTCCTATATTATATTCATTAATTTTTGTAGCTGTTAGTTTTGATCCTTCATAACGTGAACGTCTCCATGTTTCCATTTCTAATAATGAATCATCAAATTGGATATTACGAGTACTATTTGAATTAAATTTCTTTTTACTTAAAACCGAATTCATAAAATTACCATAAGGAACTAAAACATGGTTTCTTAAAACATCAACACTACTACCTGAACTAACTGTTTGTTGCCATGTACTACTTCCAGATAGTGCTTTTGCTATATCTATAGTAGGTCTTAATTCATTTATTTTAGCTGATCCTGTAGTGTTGTCTAATTGAGAATAATTGTTATTTTTATTAAATGAAGCCGTTATTTCTTGTATTGTACTATCAAATACTGAACTACTAATTACATTTGCTCTAGCATCTGATTGTATAGGGTTATGTCTTTTGAATTTAGATCTTTCTAAAACATGTGGTTCAATTAATAATCCTGTTTTGTTTACTGCTTTTTGTGGTGTGAATTGTTTTATTAATTCAAATAAAGTATAGTCTAAGTATTGAATCCATCTTGTAAAATCTCTTACATTATATTTATCTTCACCTCTTTTTAATTTTTTAAAATATTGATTTTGAAGTTCTTTAAATTTTGAGTAAAAATCATCTTTTGATTCCCTAGGATCTCCTAAAAATTCATCTAAATTAAAAGTACCTAAAGTATAAATTATATCTTCAGTTAATTCATTTTGGGGTGATAAATAAATACCTACATTACTAAAATCAGGTACTTGTCTTTCTGTTATAGGTAATTGAGACAAAATATCAGGAGATAATATATTATCATCTGTTGATCCAGAATCTATATATATTTTTCTATTTACAGGAGATTTTCCAATTGTATTAGGAGTAGGTAAGTGATGATCTTCTACTAATAATTCTACGTCATTATTACTAAAATAAGTAAATCCATCTAAATAATTAGTATTAACATCAGGATGGTGGGATCTTAATAATGGTGTACCAGCAACTGTAAGTACTGGTGCTCCCGCGCTTCCTAAAGGTACAGAACCTGAGGGGAAAAACTGACCAGAGTATGAAACTGGTCCTGTTCCTGCTGCATTTTGGTTAAAACTGGCTCCTAAATTATTACTACTAGAAGGTGCTAAACCTGAACTTGTTTGATTAACATTTAAACTTGAACTTAAAATTGCACCCCCTGTGATAGGTCCTACTAAATTTGTAGATGGTGATATAAGCCCTATTGAATTAGGATTATTATTCCATTCTGCAGAAGATGATGGTAGTTGTGTTGTTATATTAGTTGTTAAATCTAACTCAAAAGATAAAGGATATCTTACTATTAAGTTATCAAAAGATGATGAAATAGAATTACCCCCATACATTAAAGGTTCTAATGCGTGTTGTTTTAAAGTATTATGACTTAATAATTCACCAAAATAATATCTAACTTCAGATAAAGCACCATTATAACCTATATTAAAAGTACTTCCTGTTAGGTCAGCATCTGCTCCTAATTCGTAAAAAGATTGGGTTACTATTCCAAATGTGTTAAAATCTCTTATACCACCAAAAAATCCTTTTCTTACACCTCCTATATAATTACCACTGTCATAATAAGGGTTACCAAAAGATTTTGCATTATTTTCTTCAGATAATATTACTGAACCAGTGTAATGGTTAACTTCTCTTAGATGATTAGCTTGATAAGCTCCAAAACTTGCAGTTGTACTACTACCTGATATACCCTCTGTTCCTAAAAATATATTCCAAAAATCTCCATTATATATAGGAATTTTTTCTGTTTCTGCTACACTAGATGTAAATTGTGTTAATACTAACTTTCCATATTGTGTTTTATCATTAGTAGCAAATAAATCGCTACTACCAGTATAAGGATGTAATGTTAAATGTAAATCTGATCC